ACGTGCTGTTATATGTTACATCACCGACAACGTGCGTATCTGCAGAATCAACAATAGTTACCGATGGTTTGCCGCCTAAAGAGTGAGTAATCACCCAATTCGTGGACGCCGCCGATTGGTCGTGTATGTGTCGTCTTGTATTTGAGCCAGCTGCCCCCTGTAATGAAATTAGAACTTGATTTGGTGCATCTTGACTTACGATTACTTGATTTGGTACGTCGCTCATCTAGTCACCTCCGGTATGAGGTTGAAGTTACCCTGTATAAGCCTTGACACAGCTCCTTCAGATGAAATAATTTCCAAGTCGTAAACTCCACTATTTTGTATAGACGCAGTTACTGAATCAACAATATCTATTCGTATTTGATTACTTTCTCCCGTGGGATTAATTGTCAATCCGTTGTTCTCTGTTGTGAGAGAAAGCATTGCCGTTGGATTTTCAATAGTTCTTCTGACTTGCATTCTTGCTGTGTAACCAGTTATGTCAAAGTCAACATACGTGTTGCCAGTTGGGTCAGCAATTAAATCTGGGCGCTTTAAAATGAGAAGTCGAACAAAGGTAGTACCCTGCTCGCAAGTAATATCGTAATTTCCTGCCCTCATGTACGAGCGCTCCTAACTAATTACTACAAATTGTAGATTAGGGCGACACCCTTAAAGGCGCAGTTTTCAGATTGCTGAAGCAGAACCCTTGTTTGGGCCAACATTCTTTAGCCCCATGCTCATTGCTACGGAAAGCGCAACGGCTACCGCACCAACTTTGAGATTATCTGTTGCCATGAGGCCGTCGGCATCCGCGCCTGCCGCAATCCATGCTCCAAGGTAACCCTGAAGAAATGTTCTTACGGCTCTTTCTGCTGTGTCTTTAAGAAATGTTGACATTGTTATCTCCTTACGTCTGTCGTTATGGACAGCATTATGAGCATAGCACATTTATTTCTGTGATTATTTTTCAAATAAGATGCTTGCGATGCAAAAACGTAGAAAACCAACAATTGCTTTTTTGACTCATGATTGGGCCTGGGGAACAGAGCCACTTCAACCAAATGGGTGTGCTTGGTACCGATGTGTTTTGCCGTCGCACGAATTAAATCGGCATGGATGGAATACGACAGTTGGATTTCCTGGTTTCAATTCAAAACGTGGTTTTGGTTTATTGATTGAAGGCGACCGAGCAGTTCATGGTTGGGACATTATTGTTTTTAAACTTTTGATGCAAAAAGAAGTTCTTCAATCAATTCCAATCGCACAATCAATTGGGCAAAAAATTGTAGTTGATGTTGATGATTGGTTTGATGGTTTATCAAAATCAAATAAAGCGCACGAGGCAACTGACCCTAAAAATAATCCGAATTCAAATCGAGAAATTTACAAAAAAATAATTCTTTCTGCGGATGCGGTAATAACGTCAACACCATTTTTGCACGATTATTATTCAAAATTAAGAAAAAATGTTTTTATGGTTAGAAATGGAATTGATTTTAATCGAAATCGTTGGCCACGTAAACAAATAAATTACACAAAAAAACTTCGAATTGGGTGGGTTGGCGCCACACATTGGCGCTCTAACGACTTGGAGCAATTAAATTCATTTTTTAATTCTTATTTAGGCTTGAGGAATTTATTGTTTCAACATTCAGGTCACTGTGAGGGCGCGCCGAAGGCTTCAGAATTGTTGGGCATTGATGAAAAATTTATGCGACTGATATCTCTTGCTCCAATATTAAAATATCCAAGTTTGTTTAAATCGATAGATATAGGAATAATTCCGCTTAGCAATGTCGAATTTAATCACGCAAAATCTTTTATCAAAGGTCTTGAGTATGCGGTAGCTGGTGTTCCTTTTGTTAGCTCTTACTCACCTGAATACCAGTATTTGGCTGATAATGGCATCGGCCGAATCGCCCGGACAACAAGTGATTGGGTCTACCATTTAGATGAACTTCTTGATAATTCAATGCGTAGCGACGAAGTGGAAGAAAATTATGAAAAGCTTTCTGACTTCTCGATGGATGCGAGGGGTGGGGAATGGAGCAAAACTTTTAGAGAAATACTGGAGCAAAAATGACAAACATAGAACTTGAAGAACAATATTTATCCTTAACTGCCCCTGAGCCAATTCCCAGCTCCGCTGATTGGAACGAAAATGGATTTGTGATTAGGAAAAATATTTTGCCGGAAAATCTTATGCTTGATTATGAGCGTTGTTGGATTGAAAACAATGCTGAAATAATTGATGGAAAACTAAATATGATTCGCCCTGGGGGGTGGCCAGATTGCACCCCATATAGGAGACATCCTGAACTCATGAAAATACTTATGTATAAGGAAATTTCTTCAACAATTCAGAGACTAATAGGCGAGCCCGGTGGAGTTCACCTGAACCTGACCGGATGGCAATCAACGAGAAGAAATTGGCATCAAGATACATATTTAAACCCGCCGCATGTGGGAGATTATTACGTCGCTATTTGGATTGCGTTAGAAACGATACATCCAGATTCTGGCCCATTTCAGCTCATCCCTGGCTCACACATGTGGCGAACGGTCACTCAAGAAAAAATACTTTTCGCTTTGCCCCCAGAAGAACGTGATTATCGATGGCCAAAATATAGTGAAAAAATTTTAACTCCTTTATTTGAATACATAATTAAATCTCGTAATGCTCAAATATTTGTCTATTTGCCAAAACGTGGCGATGTGCTTTTTTGGCATGGTCGTCTTTTGCATAGGGGCTCGGAACCAAATGACCCAATACTGGCAAGAAAATCTTTAATTGCCCATTATTCAGGAATAAATCACAGAGAAGATATGCCGAATGCAAAACAATATGGTTCTGGATGGTACTTCCCAATTGAAGGCGGAATCGTTAATTGATGATGAATTTACTCAATGCTGGATGCGGAACTCATTATGCCAAAGGGTGGGTTAATACTGACATTTGGGAAAATGAAACTACGAAACCAGATGTTCGCGTAGGGCCCGGAGAACCATATCCATTCGAAAATGACACTTTTGACGCCGTATTGATGAGTCACGTTCTTGAACATATTGATTGGCATGAGGTACCCAAATTTTTAAAAGAAATGTCCCGTATAGCCAAACCCGATGCGCCCATGCTTATTGTCTGTCCTGATGTTTATAAAACAATAAAACTATGGCATCAAGGAGAATTGCCTTGGACATTGGTTGAATCGGTTATGGAGCATGCTGAAATTGCCCCAGAACATTTGAAAAATAATGAATGGTGGGATGGTGCCACCCATCATTGGAATGCACATGAAAAACGTGTAGAGGATTTGTTAAATAATTTACAATTTCCAGGTATTGAAAATGTATTTAATCTCATACCCGATGGAGATTTGTGGGCCGATAACCATATAGCAAATTTGGTCTGGCCGGTTGTCGGAAAAGCATCTTGGCAGCTTTGCTTTAGATTTTTAAATAAAAATCCCTAAATACAGACTCTGCTAAAATTAAGAGTCTTCTTGGAGGCCCCATGAACGTGCGGCGCCGCCGTGTTAATAAATCTGCAATTATTATGGCTATCCCAGCAGTATTTTTCCTGCTGCTTTCCATTTTTGGTTTTTCGACTACGGTCTACGCCACGGCCGACTGCAACACCTCTTACTCGGCGTCCAACTTCGTATTCGGGGGCGTCGCGCAGGACAACGCTGGTACTGTTCGCCTGACACCGGCGACGAACAGCCAGTTCGGCGCCATCTGGAACAAGACTCGCATCAACCTCGCTAACGACTTCTGCCTCACGGCCGAGGTGTACTTAGGGAACTACGACCCCGGCGCCGACGGCATCGCCTTCGTAATGCAGCCGAATTCAACGGCGGCCGGCAGCAGCGGTGGCGGTCTCGGTTATCAGGGCGTGACTCCGTCTTTCGTGGTTGAGTACGACACCTACTGGAACAGCGATGTCGCCGACCCGTACAACGACCACGTCGGGCTGATGAAAAACGGGAGCACCTATCACTCCGCCGCCTCGCAGTGGGGCCAGAATCCGGTCGACGTCGGCAACATCGAGGACGGTCAGTGGCGCAAGACGAAAATACTGTGGGAGTCA